TGTGAAACTGAAATGTCGGCTGCTAAATTTCTCACGTACCAATCAGCAATCCGTTTGGTTTCCTGATCCGCCGTCCGCAGCCAACTCATCATGTTCCGTGCGATAAATTCATCGATGTTGCGCTTAAACAGTTCAGGGTCACGAAGAGCAAGCCGATTAATTTTCAGCTTAATCTTCCTCAGACGCTCCCGATCAAGCGGATCATCCGGACGAAACGTCAGTGAGGCGTCCTCAGCTAACAGTTGTTCTTGATCGATAAACAACAATATTTCATTTATGACACGGCGCCTAAACGAGTTGACGAATGTCAACAGTTTCTTCTCAAACTTTCGAGACATACCCGGACTTGCGGAAACACTGCGGGCCGTTTTCAATCAATCTCTCCAGATTTATCCACGTCATCTAAATGCGGCTTACCTTCTGGCGCCGGCGCTTCTCTATTCGCTAAAAACTCCTGCATAGGGCCGTTTGAAGCTGAAGGATCATCGGTTATCAAATCACCCTCAACTTCTTCCGGCAACTCATCGCTGATGAAATCTAATCCCGTTGCCGGATCGCGTTTCACTGATTCTCGAACCTCTTCCGCACTGATGACGTTCCGATCCTGAAGAACGGCCAACATATCTACACGGGTTTTGGCGGTCATTGCAATAGCCGCGGCATCATCCTCGCCTAACTCGTTAAACATGAATGAGATTGAATCATCAATTTTCCCGAGCTCGACGAGCTGAATTATTTTTAAGCACGTCTGTATTGCGTCTCGATTGAGTTCCTGCTTCGCCTTGATATGGTCGTAATAGTTGCGGATATCACTCTGCCCCGTGGCGTTAAATCCGCTAGGGGAGATACCCAGGAGTTTGACCGCGGGAGTACGGTTAATACTCGCTATAAACTCTAGCGACTGGCGAATGATATCTGTTACTCCTGCAATAGTCGCAGTGATGTTTTGAACGTCTTCAGTCGCATCGCAAGCAAATACCGAATCATTATCTCGATATCTCTGAAGCAGGGACATTTTCCCGTCTAGCTGCTCGATTCCTCCAACCTGAAACGCCTGAGCAAAATCCGTTTTAAAAACCAAGAGATTCAGCTTGTCTAGGATGTTTACGCCTGCTTCACGGGCCTTATTCCAGTGCAATACGTAATCCCATAGGATTTGCGCCTGCGGAATTCCTAAGAAGTTGTATGCGGGCTTGAGCAACTGCGGGGGCTCGTTATCAACAAGGCGCAGAAGCCTAGATGCGTGTACCTTACGCCCCAACACATACCAATGAGCGGGCCTCATGTAATCCGATTTCAACGGATCGATAGAGTTATACATCCCGGGCGATACGTTAATCGGATCAACCAGCACAAATTTGACGTTTGCACCTTTTTTAATCTCAGCTGAAACGTTAGAAATGTTAAGCGGTAAATCTAGTTGTTCTTCTCCGGTGTCGATAAATATCATCGCCCCGCCCATAAAACCAACAAGCGACTGAGCACGGTTGAACAGGGAACGAAGTTTGTACTTTGATTCTTGAATGTCTTGTAGTTTATCGATTTCCTCATTTTCAACGTCATCACCGCCCGTGACCTGAATCCACTCTCTGGTCATGTCATCCGCAACGGTTTGAATGCAGGTACGAATCATGCCATTTTGAGCGATTTGCTGAAGCACTCCATAACCTACAAAGGAAGTCGTAGGAAACTGTCCTAAGGCCATAGCGTGACCCGTGAGCGTGCTCTCCAGGGCCGTGAGACTGGCTTGGAATGCCGAATCATGCGCGTACTTCACTTCCTTAGTTTCTTCATCGCATAAGCCTTGAAGTCCAAGCGTTGCCGGTAAGGACGAAAGCTCTTTTACCTCTTCCTGTGTAAGAGCTTTCCTTTTCGGAAAATACGGAGCTCTGGCAGCCTCAGCGTAATTTATCGTACCCGGTCGCTTTTCAAGCCCTAACGGACGATGTTGTTCGTTTGATCGTTTCTTCATTGTGTTAAACAAAAAAAAGCCGCTCGAGCGATGACCCGAGCGGACTAACCTCAAATCCCAAGGAGAACAATCGGTTGTTGCACGGGTCGATCAGCCCGTTCGTCTTATTAAAGAGCTTCCTGCTGAAGGGTTAAAACACCTTCTAACGAAACTAATCGACCTTGGACTTGCGAACGCTCCCCGCTTATCCGACTTAGTTGGAATAATCCAAAATGTTGGTTCCTGAACAAGCGCTGAACACCGGTAAAGCTGAAAACTGCAAACGTGTTGGGCAAAATTTCAACTGAGAACTCTTTACTATTGATGTTCGCCAAGAGTTCCCATCGAGTCCCGCAAGCCGTTGTATCAAAGTACATCACTGCTGGTTCCAGCGGAGGAAGTTTATAGATAGCCATTTTTTACCTCGGAGGCCGCTTCAAAGCTTTCAATACGTCCTTTGAGAGGATGTATGTCGAGTTGTTTCTAAAGTAATTTAAGGCCTGACTCAGGGAATCAACACAGTCATCGTGGGCGCCAGCGGGGAAGCTCAGCAACTCCGCTTCAAAAGCGCCCATCCAAGGTGTTTTCTTCGGGTCTGGCAGATACACATTACCCGCTTCAAAAAACGGCGTTATTGCACTCGCTCTGGCCTCCTTTGACTCTTTCGGAGTAATTGGAACGATGCCGCTTACCGTCTTCTGAAGCTCAGAGATAATCGCTGAGCCGTTAGCTTTATCTTCAACCAGCTTGCGTAATGCTTGAGGCCACTTTTGCGCGAGGATGAGGAACATCTCACGAGTTTTAACGAAATCCCATTGACCTCTAACCTGATCAAGCAAATAAAAATTAGCTCCTTTTTTGCCCCAAACTTGGCCTACCACATAATCAGAATTCTTCGAATCCTTAAAGGTCATATCCCATGAGGTAATAACCTGCTCGAACTCTGGCGGCAGACTGGAATCCGTCCAATACTTAAACCATTCGGCCTTGAACATTCCTCCGCCTCTGGGGACGGGTCTCTGCTGCAGTTGCCCGGCCGAAGCGTACTCACCCATAGTCCGTTTAAGCTCCTTAACCTGATTCTCAGGGAAACGATCGGGGAAAAGCAACTCTCCCTGCGTTTTTCTAGGATCCCGAAACCCTATAGAAGTAACACATGCCCGCTGGGGTTCGAACTCCATCGGAAGCATCAGATGCTCGTACCCTAAATCGTGCCCCAAAATAATCCCGGAAGTATCCCGCTCATGCAGTCGCTGCATAATGACTACGATAGCGGAGTTCTCATTGTTTACGCGACTGGGCACAGCCTCTAAAAACGTCGTTTCTGCATTTAATAGGGCGGCTGGTGAAAATGCGTCATCAACGCTTAACGGGTCATCGATGATAAGCCTATCGCCGCGAGAACCGGTAAGGGAAGTAAACGCCATGGATTCACGAAATCCGGTGTCAACGTTTTCAAATTTAGTTTTAGCGTTTTGATCTCCCGTTAAAACAACGGGCCAGCGCGCTTGGAACCACTCCGACTGAATCACCCGCCTGCACTTGAGGTTATCTCGAACTGATAGCGCCTCCTTATGCGCAGTTGTTAGATATCGCAGTTGAGGAGAATTTCTCGGGCCCCATTCCCAGGCGGGAAAAAACACTCCGGTAAGCAGCGACTTCATCATGCCGGGCGGAACGTTAATCAACAGTCGTTTAATTTCACCGCGATGTACCGCCTCCAAGTGTTCGCACATTGCATCCAGGGCCCAGCCCCATTTTAGCGGCGCGGCTGGTTCCAGGATGTGCCACGCCAGTTTGCAAAATTCAGCGAAACTTCTTTTAGATATCTCCCGGTCCAGCTCAATTACCGTCGGCAGACGTTGATTCCTTGCCATACAATAACGCCCTTACCTTCTTTAAGTCGTCCAGCGAAACATCATCTAAAACCAGATTATTTTCAATCTTTACAGCACCGCCGTCCGCGCCAGTTAATGCAACCCGCTTGCGGTCTCCGAAACGAGAATCATCTCGCAATCCCGCCTCACGAGCGTCTTCCTGAATTGACACCTTAATCGCCTCGACTACGCCCTTAGGGATGCTTTCGCCATGTCGCAAATGTTCTCTAGCGATCTCGTACAGCTCTTCCGCTTTTTTCCGGCGGCGGTCGTTATAAACATCGGCGCTATCAGCCCTCGCGCGCGCGGATTGATGGAGAAAGTCGGGATGCTTTTCTTTCCACGACCACAGTGTTTTGGCGTCAGGCATGCCCTTCATAGCGCAAATTTGTCTCTCTGATTTTCCGCTTCTAATCAGCTCGCATATTTGTTCTGCCAGAGCCCGTGAATATTTAGAGGGTCTGCCCGTTTTTTTCGTAGTTGTCATAGTCATAGGCAAAATTCATGTCTGAAAAGAGCCCGTCCGATCGCATAAACGACCGGACGGTCAATACCTCAATCC